ACAAAAGGGACTCCCTGCAAGACGTAAATGCAGGGCTCTTCACTTCCCCTATGCTAATGGCAGCCGACATACTCTTATATGA